GCCAACCCCTAAACGAACATCTAAATAGAGATACCTATGGCTTTAGTTACTCCTCTCTTAACCACTGACACTTTCCGTACGTGGCTGGCGACTACCAATACTGTTATTGGTTTCCTCAATAGCAATACGGTCGTTGCGACAGTGAATGCTGTCGGGGCATTTTCTGTCGGCAATACCACACATACGAATACGAGCCTGACAATCTATCACTCGGCGGGAGGGTCGACCCTCGCAAACTCAACTGGTCTGTTTCTCGCCGGCAATACGACGTTTAGTGGATTGAATTTCACCGCAAACGCGACGAGCAATGTATTCACGGTGTCCAGCAATACGACACTGTTGGAGTCGCCGGGTGGGACTACGATCAACTCTAACGTAGTGGCGAGTAAAACGATGACCGTGACTGGTGCGCTGGCCGGCAGCAATACCTTCGCACTGACAGGAGCGGCGACCCTTAGTGGGAATGTCTCTGTCGTGAGTGCCTCACATCTCACCGCGGCCAATACGGTGTATGCGAAGTCGGTGCTGTTCAGCCAAGCGGGCGCGGTTGTGTCTGGCGTGGTGTCCGCAGTCAGCACTGACAATTATACCATCACTGGCTTAGCCGACGCCTCGGTCTTAATAATCAATCCAGACACACGGAACATCGATCTGACGGGCTTGACGGCGCCCACAAATCTGACCACCTTGGTGAGTGGAGGTAACGGCGCGAAGATACTCTACCTACAGAATTCTGGAGGCACCTACAAGATTACCTTAAAGGATAGGAATATCTCATCCACAGCGACGAATCGGTTCGTGGGGGTGGGCAATGCAGATGTTATTATTCCTTCTGGTGGCTCCGTGACTCTGCTGTATACCGTTGCGGAATCTCGATGGAGGGTTCTCGCACAAGTCGAAGCGCACGTTACTCGCACACAGATTGCTACAAATGTTGCCACAGTAACGCCAAATGCGGACGAGAATGACCTCGTAACGGCGACTAGTCAGAGTCAGGGACTGACCATAGCCAATCCCTCTCCGGCGGCGACAGTGGTGGATGGACAGAAATTAATTATCCGTATCAAAGATGCTGGTTATGTGCAGGTTCTGTCCTGGGGAACTCAATATCGCGCAATTCAGTCAGCGTTGCCAGCCTTTACCGTCGCACTCAAGACATTATATTTGGGCTTTATCTATAACGCTGCCGACACAAAATGGGACCTGGTCGCGAATGCGCAGGAAGCCTAACGTGCGACAACCCCCCCGCAGTACGTATCAATGATGAGTGAACGGAGTAAACCATGCCAGTAGCCGCGCCGACCTTGACAGTCTTATCACCTGCTCGGGGTGAGTTGGAATCGACGGTGGCGCTAACACTAACCGGCGTGAATTATACATCGGTTGGCTCCCTCGACGCGGAGGCAGGCCTCGATGTCGCCTGTAGCGGCGCGGGCGTGTCGGTGACGAATGTGACGGCGGTGAGTGACACCAAAGTGACCTGCGATCTTGTGATTGCATCAGACGCACCCATCGGCTTGAGATATATCACGATATTGCATGATGGTGGTGATTCGGGTGGAGCGGTCTCAGAAATCGGCGACACGCTGCCTTGGACATTCGGCCAGACACTGCCATTCACAATCGGTTATCCGTCAGACTTTTTGGTGTTCTTCGGCTAACCTAAATACTAATAGTCATGGCCACTCCAACATCTCGCAACGATTTCAAAGAATACTGCCTGCGGGCACTCGGCAAGCCCGTCATCCAAATCAATGTGGATGACGACCAGCTAGAGGACCGTCTGGATGAAGCCCTCTATGTGTATCAACAGTTCCATTACGATGCTATCGTCAAGACGTTTATGAACCACGAGATTACCGCCAGCACGATGCGGTTCGCGTCAGCTACGACGGGTACTTTCAACGACGGTGAAGTCATCGTAGGCGGGACATCGAACACCTACGGCGAGATGGTCTCGACGAGCAACACCACGATGATCAAGTTCTTTACAACGACACAATCCAACACCAGTGTCGTCGCCGGCGACAGCTATAGTGATACCGCGAAGCGGACGTTCATTGACGGAGAAGTTATTACTGGGCAGACATCCGGTGCGAACGGCACGATGTTTACCGCGAACGCGACGACCAATGCCATTTCGTTCGGCGATATGGACAACAAGTGGTTCAGTGTCGACGAATCGGTGATTGGTATTACGCGCGTGTTTCTCCCGTATGAAGGCGGCGGCGGGCACTCGGAGGATATTCTATTCAATCCGCAAGCCCAGTTCAATATGAGTCTGATGAGTACCTTCAATCAGGGGTCGATCATTCCATATGTAATGGGGCGTCAATACCTACAGTTGATGAACGATACCTTCCGCGGCCGGCCGAGTATTCGATGGTCGCGGCATATGAATCGGTTATTCGTGGATGTCAATTGGCAAACGCAATTCGAGCCGGGAATGTGGATTGTGATGGAGGCGACACGCACCATTGACCCCGATACCTTTACGGATGTTTGGAGCGACCGTTGGTTACAACGATTTGCGGTTGCGCTCATCAAACGTCAGTGGGGGATGAACCTGAGTAAATATGGCGGCATCGCGTTACCTGGCGGTGTCACATTAGATGGAAGAGCGATTCTCTCCGAGGCCAATCAGGAGATCAAAGACCTAGAACTAGAAGTGCAGGAGACTTATCAAGAACCTGTCTCGTTTATTGTGGGTTGATTATGGCCGTCAATCGCTACTTCAACCAGACAGCGTTTGCGTCGGAACAGGACCTTGTACAGGACTTGATCGACGAGAGCATTCAAATCTACGGGCACGATGTCCATTATATTCCTCGTGATGCGGCGAATATGGATACGTTCCTTGGTGAAGACCCGATGGCGGCCTTCACGACGACCTACCCCATCGAGATGTATCTCAAGACGTTGGAATCCTTTCAAGGGCAATCCGAGTTCATCAGCAAGTTCGGATTACACATCGAAGACCAAGCAACCTTCCTCGTTTCGACACGGCGCTTCGACAGTGCGGTCGTAGATGCGGTTGACGCCGCACTGACAGTGATCTCACGTCCGCGAGAAGCAGACCTTATCTATATTGAGATGAACGAGGACCATCGATATTTGTTTGAGATCAAATTCGTAGAAGACAAGGAACATCTCTTTCAGTTAGGAAAACTCTATACCTACGAGCTACGTTGCGAACTGATGAACTTCACGAACGAGAAGGTCAATACGAATGTGGATGACATCGACGCGGTTGCGCAGCGTGAAGCCTATACCATCAACATCACGATGGACGCGGGCGGCACCGGCACGTATATCGTAGGCGAATCTGTGTATCAAGGGAACACCACATTGGCCGCAGCGACTGTGTCCGCAGAGGTGTATGAGTGGACCGCATCGACGCGGGTGCTTGGAATACAACGTGTAGTAGGCGCTTTCGCAGGCAGCACAGTGGTCAAAGGGGATACCAGCGCCGCACAATGGACCACAGTGACGGCCGCAGCCGAGACAGCACCAACCATTCACGACCCACTCTCGGATAATGAATTCCTACAAGGGAATCCCTTGAGTGTGGTGAAGTCTCGTGGCACGCATATGTTAGAAGACTAATGGATACGCATTTCAAACATCTCTTGTTGCGGCGCTATCTCCTGTCATTTGGATCGTTGTTTGACAACATCACATTGACACGGGAAGATACCGCTGGCGATGAAGTCTATCGACAGATCGTGCCGATAGAGTATGGGCCAAAGGAACGCTGGCTCACACGATTCACGCAAGACCCCGACCTCCTACGTGGTGTCGGGCAGGTCGTCCCGCGTCTCTCCTACGAGATGTCTGGGATATCCTACGACCCCACCCGCAAACTCAACACTCTGAGGAAACTAACCTACGCTGCGGCATCACCAGATGATCGTGCGCGTCTATATGTCGGGACACCGTATACTCTGACCGTCGGTCTGTCCATCCTTACGAAACTGCAACAGGACGGCATGCAGATCGTGGAACAGATTCTGCCCTACTTCACGCCAAATTATACGATTGCGATGGAACCGCTGGCGAACTATCCCCAGTTGGTGGATGTTGTGCCTGTTATCCTACAAAGCGTATCCCAGACGGATAACTACGAGGGCAGTTT